CAGTTGTTGAAACTAAAATATTCTACAAGAACCTTTTAGAAGCTCTTCCAGGATATACACCATTCTTTACTACATTTAAGTCTAATACTGTTTCTTATCTTGCTAGACAAATGCTTTCTTCTACTACATATTCAAATAGTATTGTGGTAGATCCCATAGGAATAGTTCCTAATAGTTTCACTTCAGTACAAGCTGCAAAGCTTAAATATAACACTCTTAAAGCTACTCAGGGAATTAATGCTACAATAGCAGCTATTACTTCTTCAGGTGGTAATATAGACTTTTCTTTTTGCGAAGTTCCAGCTACATCGGATCTTACAAATTATACTCTTACTTTTAATGCTAAAGATAATCTTGGTAGCGTATATGTAAATGGTGTTTTACAAGCCGGTACTTATACAATTTCTGATAATACCTTGACTTTCTTTGCTGCAAATATGTCAACTGATCTCGTAGGTATTGTATATAATACTACTGACACATCAAATAGTTATGATACTACTGATATAACTACTCAAGTTAATGCCGAAGTAAATGCTTATGCGTTTATTTATGATACTCTCAATGTAATTCCTTTAGGTCTTGATTATAAGCTTACTTATTCAGGATTTGCCTTAAAAGATATTACATCAAATATATCTTATATGAATCTTATTGAGAATATAAATTGGTTGGCTGGTGAGATGACAAATGATTTCTCTCATGATAGCCTTCAAATAGGTATGTATACTGTTCTAAGACTTCTCAATACATATAAGTGGAGCGATTTAGCTACAACTACTTCTTTCCCTGATTTTCTTGCAAGTCTCATTAGAATTTATTTTGTTAGAGTTACTGTACTTCAATGGTATGGTACTTCTTATTTTGCAGGCAATTTTGTTGCTGCAGAACAAGATAATTTCAATAGAATTGCTACATTGTTTTCTACTATTAAAGATGATCTTACAGCCTTTTCTACTTATATAAAGGAAAATATCTATGTATAGTCGTGACCAAATGAATACCTTTTTGACAGGTCTTCTTAATTCAGGTAATTTCTTTATCTTTGCAAATATAATTCAGCTTAAAGACTATTCTTTGTACAAGAAAGTTATGGAATATCTTTATGATTATAAAATAAGTATTTTTGATCTTCATTTTAGTGATGATATCAATGATACAACCGTTGCTTCATTTTTGTCTAATTTTGATAATAAATTCAATCCTCCTTCTATATTGAATAATCCTGACAGTACATTCAATGCACAACAGTATCTTTTCGGCCTTACAAGTGGATTTACATTTGTTTACGACCAATATAAAGATTTTATACGTTATTTGAATGAAAATAATTCAATAATTAGAGATACCTTTTCTTTGAATATAACTTATAGTGGAACTGATCCTAGAAGTTATACTAGTGAAGGCGCTTTTATTGCTGAATTTAATAGTCTCGTTCTCCCACATATTCTTAGCACTTTGGAAGTGGAAGATATTTCTGAATTGTTTCCTGCAAGCTCTTCATATTCAGTAGTTTCCACTGGTGAAGATGTAGTAACTAATGTGCGTTTGAAATATGACAATCTCTTTAGTGAATTTCTTCCTGTATTAAATAATGCAAATCTTTATAAATTTATGATTTCTAGAAATACTGACCAAAGTAGTTCAAGAATGTTTGCCGGTAAATTCTTTGAACTAATTAATTTTGATAAGAGACATCAAGTAGCTAAAGATCTTTCTCTTTATTACCTTCTTTATCTTTCAAGTAACAGTGTACCTTTTACTTCTGATGATAGAGCAGGATTCTTGCAGAAAAGAAATGAAGCTGATTTTTCAAAAGATTCAAGAAGAGAATTTGCAATAGCTTATTTTTATCAGGGTCTCGTTCGTCTATATGATTCTTTAGCATCTTCTGATACTACAGCGGCATATAACACTGACCTCGATAATTTAGTTACAAAAATTAATGTTTTTAAACAACTTATTAGTCTCGTATACAAGTTTTCTAATGAAAACCTTACAAAAATAGCAGGGTAAGAAATGGCTAAAAGTCCTACTCCTAAATCTTCTAAGGCAGAAAGTTTAACCATCAGTCCTAGTGCAAAGAAAATGATGGATAAATTCTCTGACAACAATAAAGAAATCAATAGACTTCAGTATCAAATTGATGATGAATCAATCTTTGATACTGAAGCGGAATTAAGTAAAACAGCTGCTGAAATTAGCTCAACCATTCAAGCTTCATTTAGTAGCTTGCTTGGCATGGGAGATGATTTCAGTACTACTGAAGTAAATAATATACTTTCTTTGGCAACTACCATTAAAAATGGTCAGTTTAAAAATGCTAATGAAAGAAAGAAGCAAATAGACAAGTTGAAAGAAACTATTGCTTCAACCAATAATTCTCATATGATGAATATGCTTAACACTCGTAAGCAGACTAAAGCACAGCTTTATGCATCATATGATCTTCTTCTTACGATGATTCCTAAAATGCAGCTTGCCGTTAATACTATGGTAAACAGCATTATTTCTCCTGATGATTATACAAAGGATTCTTTACAGACATTCTTTGATAGCAATACTATTGCAAGTGATCAGATTTCTTTTGTAAAGAAGAATCTTGATGAACTTGTAAAGAAATACGGCGTTAATAAAAACTTGAAGGATGATGTAAAGGACTATCTTGTTAAAGGTGAATTGTTTTATGCAATTCTCTCTATGAATCAGGAAGTAAAAAGGGCACTTCATGAAAGTCAAACGCATACTAAACCAGTTAATTACAAAAAAATTACAACCTTGTTTACTGAAAGTTCTTTACAAGAAAACGTTTTTAGTTTTAGTGAAGACAAAGAAATCTTTAAAAGCTGTAAGAAACTATTTTGGGAAGGGAAAGATGATAAACCCGATACCGAAGTCCTCAGCGAACTGAATTATCTTCTTGATAATGCTTTGGTTATTGGTTCATCTAATCAATTCTTGAATGAAGATTTTAATGCTGCAGCTCAAATGACTAACAATGTCATGCTCAGCCAAGAAGATCCTAAGCAAGACAAAGATATTGATGATCTTAAATTTACTTCTGATTCTGCCGTACTCAAAAAATTACTCGCAGAGAATGTGGTAAAACTTGAGTACAATTCGAAAGTATATGGTTATGTATATCTCGACACTGTTGAGACAGATACTCATGCTCCTAAATTGAATGGTGAGCAGAATATTAATATCACTACTAATTCACCAATGGGCACAGTTCTTTATACTGCCAATGATATCCCGGCTACACCAGAAGGTATAACTAATGGTGGCCCTTCAGAAATGCAACAGAATGCTGATAGTCGTCTGCAATTTCTTGCATCTGTCTTTGCTAATAAGCTCAGTAGATCTGAAAACATTTCCCTTCTCAAAGATAATGAATCTCTTAAGAATGCAATTTATTACAGCCTTAAGACTAAAGAAATTCTCAAGAAAAATAAGATTCGTCTTACTTTCTTTAAAGCAAATGAAGTTGTTCACATTGATCGAAAGTCAAGTATCTTTGACAATGTACTCTTTTTTGCTAAAATGTATATTGCTACTCTCATTACCATTCTTATGCAGAATATCATCCGTGGTGCTGATAAGAGAGCTTACTACATTGAAGTGGGCATGGAAAATGATATTGCAAACTCTGTAAATAGTACTATTAAAGACATTAAATCAAAAGATATTACCGGCCTTCAGAATATGGATGTATTTTCAATTCTGAATGTAGTTGGTGATTTCAATGACTACTACTTCCCTACAATAGATGGCGAAAAACCCATTACTATTGAGAATGTAGAAGGTCTTACTAATAAAAGTCTCGATGATGAATTTCTTACTTGGCTTTCTAATAACATATTTTCTGGTATGGGTCTTCCTTCTGCATTCCTTACTGAAATTGAAAATATTGACTTTGCAAAGACTTTATCTATGCAAAATGCTAGATTTATTAGAGACATTGTGGGTGAGCAAGTTATTCTTGGCCCAGGTTATAGTAAAGTACTTCGTCAACTCTTTAAGATTGAATATCATAATCTTACTGAAAAAGAAGAAGGAAATGAAGATACTAATCCATATTCTACAACAGCAGAAGACAAAGATAAGAAAGAAGGCGATAATCAAATTGATATCATGAGAAGTATTGATGAAGATAGTGTAGAAGTGAAGTTCCCTTCACCTATGAGCCTCAATATGGCTAACATGGTTGATCAAATGTCTAATATTAATCAATTTGCCGATCCTTTAGTTGATTGTATCAATTGGGGAGATAAAGATGCAGAAACTGGTAAAGTTCTTATGAAAAGAGAACTTTACAAGGAGTATGTAACTGGTATTGATTGGGAGAAATTTGATGGTATGGTAAGTAAAGTAATGCAAGATCTTACTAAGCTTGCTATTAAGAAAAATGTTAAAGATGCTTCTGTTGCTGAAGATTTCTCTGATGCAGTTAATGCTCAACCTCCTAGTGCTGAAGAAGATGCTGGCCTACAGGATGACGTTAATACAGAATTAAATGCCGATGATACTGGCGCAAGTGATATTGATTTAAACGAAGAATAAATAAAAACCCCTAATGAGATTTCTCTCATTAGGGGGATTTTATTAGCTTGTGAAACTGCTGATATCAGCAAAGTTATTTTCATTATTAAAGGTATAAATGCGTGAAGCATTCATATAAGCAGCGGCAAAGTCTTCTACAGCCTGACCGATATGCATGTAGGCTTTGTATTCCTGTTCAGGTTCTACAAAGTCATGATTGCCATTTTCATAATTGAAATGGCTAAGAATAATCTTAGTAGGCATTACTCTGGTGAAGAGTGCAGCGAACTCGATGTTCTTGCCACCATTAAAGTTATCAGCATCAGGGCGAGTCACTACATAAAGCAGTGTGCCTGTATGATTTGAAGAATGATACTCAAGGCCTGACTGCTTCGGATATGTAGCAATGCCCGTCTTCGGGTCACGGATACCAGACACCCAAGCATTGTTCTGCTTAGTCAGAGGAGAACCTGACTGTTCCTGATACTTGATGGTAAATTCACCAGACTTGCTGATGCCTTTAGCATACTGAGCTTCAGTAGCAGTGAAGCCAGCAGTAATACCGCCAACTTCCATAGAGATATCATTGATACCATTGAAAGCTTTAAAGTTCTTTTCTGAAAGAGCTTTATAAGCTTCGAAATCAGGCAGCCAAATAGGAGTCTTCAGCCATTTAATGAAAGCATAACCTGTAACATACGGATCATAAGAATCTTTGGCTACAGGAGTATAGCCATTGAAGAAATTATCGGTAAGCGGATTTGAATCCGTACCTTGAGCAATAGCACTGCTCCGAGTGAGAATTTCTGGCATTTTTCTACTTTCCTCTTAAAGTATTAGAAATGAGACATATCGAGTCATGTCTCATTCTTTCTAATAGCTTGTTCAGTATTATTTATTGACAATGAAATCGACGAAAATACGTTCGATTATGCCAGTAAACGTGAGTTCGATTTTGACGCGAGCAATTCTCTGCTGACGATCATAATCACTTCTGTACACGGTACCAGAGATTTTGGAGCAAGCACGGTTGGCTACCCATTTCTGCAAGTACTGGTTCAGATCATAATTCATACTGTCAAGAGTAGTAGCATCATTAAATTTAAAACGATCGTCACTGACCATATTTTCAACATCACGCTGCATTCTGAGAATGGAACGAACGTTGTTAATATCAGACAGGGCGCTATTAGCAGTCTGTGAAGTAAGCTGTGAACCGAAGTTTGTACGCTTAGGATCACGTTCAATATAATTGATCTGAGCCTTATACAGAGATTCCTTTTCAGGCTCATTAGGCAGGAAGTTGATAGCGGTAAAGCCGCTAATTGCACCCGCCAGAGGACCAACAAAGGGATACTGAATGCCGGAATTGTTATCAGTAAACGGAATCAGAGTAGCAAGGAAGTAAGGAGAAGTCACCTTAATGTCTTCGCCATTGTAGGCGTCATATACAACCAAATCCTGAGCGAAAATGGCAGTATTACGAGAAGACATAGTGATTGTGGGGCCTTCACCAGTACGAAGAGCAATAGTCTGAGAAACATTTGCTTGGAAGCTGCAATCGAGAATAGCCATGCAGTCACCACGCACGTTCTGTGCAAGATCAGACATAGCATTCTTAACAGCTGCATCATTGTTAGCATCAAGCATAATATCAATCGGATACTGTTTCTTATCCAGAATGCCAGAAATGCCGGGCAGAGAACCTTCATAAGCCTGAGTCAGAAGAGCAACTTCAGTATAAGGAGAAGTCCAATTACCATTAGCATCAGCAGAAGCACTATCGGTACCGAAACCGAGATGATTGAAAGCGGAAGGATTAGTAGGATCATCTACAGCACCTTCACCAACAACCCAAGTACCATCTACGGAATAACCACCTTCCATATAGACGATATTGAGGTTAGTTGAATTGATACCAAAGAAAGGATCAATTGTATTAGGAATGATATCAACAGCATTAGTTGCCGCATCAGCAATAGCAGCAAGCAGAGCAATTGCATCATCAGAGTTATCGACAATTGAAACAAAAGTCGAATACTTGTTAATGACATTAGCCCAATACATTGATTCACGAGAAAGGCTCTTTGCAAAGCGATCAAATGAAACAGTATAAGGGCCATCAACTACAACATCGGCACCAGTCACATCTTTCTTAGTGAAAGAAATGGAATAAGTACGGAAGTTATAGGTATTATCAAGATTTTCCAGAAGGACAAGCTTCATGGCCATGCCATTATAAGCAGCGCCACGGCCTTTAGGAATGACCATACCAAGCTTATAAGTGTGACTACCTTCTGAACCGCCGTTAGGAATTACAGCTTCGACAGTCGTAAGGTAAGTCTTGATAGCAGCAATGGATGAAGAATCACCGCTATGGGGTGCAATCGCAGGTGTTACATGCTTAACACCACCACTAGTGGTAGAAAGAACAATATTTACAGCAAGATTTGCATAAGCGCCGTCATCAGGCAGAACACGTACGCAAAGAGCCTGACCACCAGCAGCCAGCCATTTGAGTACATTATAAAAGCCCTGACCGTACAGCAGGAGATTCGGTTCACCGAAGGTGAAAATAGCTTCGTCGACGCCATTCAAAGTAACAAGCTGATTGTCCGGGCCTTGTGCGGCTGCAAAGGCGGCATACAAAACAGTAGTACCTTGTGCAGTCTGAAAAACGAAACTATTATCAGTAATCGTTGACCGTACTGAAGGATGAAGATATTCAATCGTCATTTTTTTATTTCCCAGAAGTTGTGAAGAAAAACCCATTTTGACTAGTTCTGAACTAGCAACCTTAAGATAATTCCTCGTGGTTTAACAATATCTGTATTGTTTCTATATATTTGTTAACTATAATTATTAATATTTCAATGTAGATTCAACGGGCGATATAGACTGTTCAGAATTCATTCTAGTCATAAGAACTGAAGCTTCGATTGATTTCTTTATGTCTTCGAATGATATGGCATTAAAGACTGATGAGAGTCTAGAAATCTCTTTAATATTAACCATTGTAAAATCTTTCATTGAAACTTTCTTACTTTTCAATGCAAGTCTAAATGGAATAGTTTCGTTAAAACTATATCTACACATTTCTGAAATCATAGCTTCAATCAAAGCAGATTGAACCTTCAATTTCAAACCATTCATTTCAATATTTTTCTTAAAAATACTGGTAATTTCTTCGGGAGCCTCTGCTGCAATCTTTCCAGTTGTAACAAGATTAAGGAAGTTATTAGCATTCTTAGCACTAATAGTAGCAGAAAGGGCATACATGGAATTATCTATAATAATATCATTTGGTTCAAAATCAATTTTATATACATTTTCTTCTTTATAGATGTCAGTTGCATTAATCATAATTGTGATAGGAAGATTAAGTCTGTACATCTTTACTTTATCTTTATCTTTTACAGCAATCTTCAAGAAACCTATTGTAGAAAGTTTATCATCTATAATTTCAGCAAGATTGTCTTCAATCATGTCTTGGTCGAGAATAAGGGTTAATGCTTTCTTGCATATAACCTGATTATCCTTTTGCTCGATAAAATCAAACATAAGATTTTCCTTTGTTTCTAGGCTAATTTGTTGTTAAACTAATAAAAAAAAAAGAATAAGACCCCTAATGAGATTTCTCTCATTAGGGGGATTTTAATCAAGATTCTGTATTATTATTTTCAGTAGCAACTTCACTCGCTACTTCTTCAGGCTGATCAGGAACTACTTCTTCTGCTGTAGGAATGATCTGAACCATTTCTCTTGCAGGAATATCATGAAGCAATGAATAAACCTTTTCCATATGGAGGAAGGTTATATTAGCTTTAATAGCAATACGAATAGCACCCATATGAAACATGACAAAATGACGCCACTGTCCCATTTTAGGTTCATTCAGAAGAGTCAGATAAGTAATTGCCAGGAAAGTTCTCAGGCGCTTACGGAATTCAGGCTCTTTGATTTCTTCAATCTTTTTAGCGGTATTAAGCACATTTGTCTTTGAAATCTTATATGTACGGCATTTGTGTATGATACGCTGTTCAAGACGCTTTATAAAGAAAGGATTTGTAAGCTGTGCAATATTTTCGCCATTTTCTTTGTATTTATTGATATAAGTAAATACAAGATCATTTGTTTCAAGCTGACGAATACCAATGAGCTTACTGATTGCATCGAAAAGATCATTATCTTCAGCTTCAGTAATAGTACCATCATCTTTTTTAGGCTTAAGTATTTTGTATCTATCAGTTGCTTCTTGACGGACTTTTGAAATAGTTTTTTCAAATTCCATAACAACTGTTTTTACCATTTGTTCAAGAGACTTTCTTGAATTTTCAATTGATTTATCTTTCATGCTTTGAACTAAATTATCAAGAGAATCTACAACAGAATTATCTTTGCTTTCAGCTTCTACCTGATTATTTTCTTCTTGACTCACTTTGTATTTCTTCCTTTACAGCGATCTGAATTGATCGAAAAGCCTTTCTCTGAATTCGGAAACAAAATCAGGGTAGTCAGACCACGATGTTAAACCGGTCATGTATATGATATATTCTTGATTTTGAATTGAATCTTGAAAAATTGTATTCATAAGAATTGATTCTTCAGTTGTAAGACTAATATTTGATGTAAAATCAGTTATATCAGTATTATCGCTATTAATAAGATTAAAAATGATTTCCTGATAGCAATACAGAATTGGATAGAAGGCTGTATTCTTCAACTCAATTTCTGTTTTGATTTGTGTATAAGAAGCATCTTTTCTAAGCTGACCTTTATATTGATTAGCAAGAGCTTTCTTGTTAGTATTGAAATAATTAAGAAGATATTGTACAATGAATTCTCTCTTATTCTGAAAGAATACCTTATATATAGTATCAAAAATGAATTCTTTACCATAGATATTGAAGATATTATTCAAATCTACATTATAAATGGTAGTAAATTTCTCTTCCAAGAAACCATAAAGATCTCTCTTAATCTGATTCATTTGTTCCAATTCTTCAGGATCAAGATTCTTTATATTTCGTACATAATTGATTTTTTCAAGAATAATTTCAAAATAATCTTCAGACTGCTTATTAAAGAAGTCCAACTGATTATCAAATGCATCAACTAAAGAGCTATACAACATGCTATATGTTTCATTCACATTAGCATATTGACTGTAGACAGATAATGAAATTCCATCTTTATTGTCAGTGTTCATAGGTATTCCTAAACTGTTAATTAATTTTTAGTTAAAAAGCATCTGAAAATTATGAGTTTTTATTTATTCAGATTTAAGAATGTATTGAGAATAGATTTATTTCCCGATCCTCTATCTTCCTTTTTAGTTTGAGCTTTAAGTCGCTCTATGATTTCAGTGGGAGTAAGATCACCAGCAAGCGCTATAGCCATATATTCTTCTAAACCTACATCAATTTGTGGCTTAAAAGTTTCTTTAGTATGGTTGTTACCTACAGTTTCCAGTATATCAGGTTTAGCTCTTACAGCTTCAAGATTAACTGTTACTGTGGTAGTTTCTCTTAGATATCTAGCAATATTATTTGAATAAGCAATTGCATAAAGAATCATATTATAAGCCATGATTATATCGTCGTGTGCTCCAATATCATGCTCTATTTTACCAGTCTTTGTATAGATAAGAGTTTTGATTTCTTCATATAATTCAGAAAAACCAAAAAGATATGGCTTGTCCTGGACGTATTGCATTAATAAATCGAACATCAAAGGTCTTGATGCCGGAGTAGTATTAATACCATAAGTTATATTTTTAGATGTTTTCTTAATGGTTTTAGCTTTATCTTTGTCAGCAACCTTATAGTCAAAGAAAAGATTTTTTGGTATTCTTCTTATAAGATTATCAAGTACAGCTTTACCATAATTATTATTTTCTATAAAAAGAATAGAATTGGGAAGATGATTTACTATCAGTTCATGAATAATAGAAGAAAAATAATTAGTATTGATTTTTGAGTTCTTGAAGAAACCATAAGGCTCTAAAGTCTTAGGATCAGTGATAATCAAAGTTGATGAATCTCGTCCGAGACCGCCACCAACGTCACTACCTATGAAGTAAGTTTTATCTCTTTCAAGTTCCTTATAGAGAACTACTGTATATTTTCCTTTAACAGTATTCTTATCTTCATCAAGTTCTTCTACCTTCACATCAAGTGTAAGGGTCTTAAGAGGTACATTTTTAGTTACTATATTGAATATGATATCAAGCTGTTCTTCAGTAAAGATGGAGTTGTCAGATGACTTCGTCCACTCAAGATCAATTTCTCTTCTGATAGTAAGCTTGTCATTAGTAAGAGCGCGACATTCTTTTTCATACCATTCTTTAGTAAGGCCAAGTTCTTGCCAAGTAAATTTAATATAAAGAAAGTCATTAGAAGAATTGTCTTTAATAAAGTTCTTAATTTCTCTCTTAGTCCAATCATACATTTCTTCAGTGAAAGGACAAGCTTCATCAATTAGCTGTTTACAGAAGATTCCATGAGGAGAATCTAGATTATTAGGTGTTGTACTAACAATCTTAGCAAAAGGCCTGCCTTCTTTTTCTGCAATTTCAGATACTTTAGAAATGGCAGGAGCAGCTGATTTATAAATAATATCATTATATTTAAGAAAGGCGAATTCGTCCCACCAGCAAACAGGGAGTGACATACCTCGACCTTGCTTGTCAGCAGCTTCTTCTGAAATAACTTGGCCAGCTATATCAATCTTATTATTTCTTTTTTCAGAAAGAATAGAAGTCAGATTATTAATATCACCTTTATTATTAATAATATTTCTGATAAACAAAGGAAGATTGGAAACAATATCCTTAAATCTTTTGAGATTGTTTTGAGCATCACCGAGAGATTTATTAGAAAACAACATGCTAGTATTATTGGTAGCAAAATGATAAATCCAAGTCAAGAGTGTTGCAATAGATATTGTTTTGTATCTTTGACGAGGCAGTAGTATAATTGTGTGTAAATTATTTATTAATGCCCAAAGAAGAGCAAGATTTCCTCTATGTAATTCAAATTTAAGTGTACCACCGGGTACTGCAATTCTTACTACTTCTCTTATGAAATAAAAAGGATTACGTGCAATCTCATACAAGATTTTACTTTGTATTTCAGGTGAAAGATGTTTAGAGTGAGGATCTACATTTAAAAGATCAGCATCATAAAGCCTGAGAAAGAATTTATTATTCTTTATACCCATTCCTTTAAGAGACTTAAATACTCTAATAAATGATAGATTCCTAGTAGTAGTATGAATTATATAATCATCAAAGTTTGTTTGTCCAAACATAGCTCTTGTTGAAGCTGACTGAGTTGCTTTAGTCATAACTAAATTCCTAATATCTTATTCTAAATATTTGTTAACAATAAAAATAAACAAAAGCCCTATACCGTGTGAAGGGTATAGGGCTTTTGTTCTATCTACCATGTAAAGTGATTTTCTGAACCTAGACGTAAAAGGATTAAACGCCTAAACACATTATTCAACTCATAGTGATAAATAGGTAAGCATGAGGAGTCTTCCCTAAAAGGGCTGACGCTAAAAAGTCTATGGAAACTGTGCGCAATAACCAAAAACACATGCATTACTAATTTTATGTTGTTAAAATAATCGAGATTTTGTATTTTCTGTCCAATTTTTTTATTCAAATCAACCTTTAAATAGAAAACCACTCCTATGACAAGGTAAAATAAAATGCAAGCAATAACAAACTTTTTCATCAATATTTTCAAATCAATATATCTTTCCCTTATATATCCCGTTATTCATAGATTCGATGAAATGTTCATGGAAGGAAATTCTCCTACCAGATGGTCGTCAACAAAGATAGGTACCTTTTTCGTTCTGTATCCTGCTCTTGGATATACCTATATTCTGGATGCTTCAAAGCATGGTATGGATTGGATGAATACTATTGTCTTTACTCTGGCAGTAGTTTCTCCTCGTGCACTGAACCATATTGTCGCTCTTAAGCAGCAAGGTATGGGAATTAATGGTATGCAAAAACCCATTAAAGATGACGATTCTGATAATGATGATGAACCTGCTAAAGCAGAAGATACTCATAAAGCAGAGCCTGCTGAAGATAAGTAAAGAAACCCCTTACATTCCCTTGGATGTAAGGGTGTTTTATTTAAAACAGTAAAAACCCCTATACCTTTAAAAAGGTATAGGGGAATTCATTACATCTTACGATTCAGTCAGATTCATCTTTGCAATCATCTGAGTGTATTCGCGGAAAATCTGACGCTTGATCATCTGGATAGACGGCAAGTTCGGAGTGTTAGGCGAATTAGAACCGCGAATGACCGAGAAGCTGTAAGGATAGTAGACCAAGGTCTTCTGATCTGCAACGTTCGGCAGGTAGCAAATGTAGAAAGAACCCTTCGGGAAATTAAAGCTTGACAGTACCTTGTAGCTGGTGATACCGGAAGCATAAGTGCCCAAACGATAATCAATGTTGACGCCATTAGGAGCATCGCCATCAGAGTACGACCAGCGGACATTATTCAGAACCTGAATATTTTCCGGATGACCGAAGATCACAGCAGAACCAGAAGTATACTGAGTCTGATCCATCAGGCGAATCACCAGACGGTCAATCCGGATCTTCATTTCTTCGCGCCAGGCGGTGGGGCCAAGTGCGTAGTTAGAAGGAGGAGTGATATCAAACGTATCAGTAAGAGTGGTACGCAGACCTGACGGCAGCTTGCTGAACTGGTTGGCGATAAAGTTCACGCCAGTCATGTCAGTATGCTGAGCCAGAGTAGTGGACATAATTTCCAGCGAACGTACAGTCGAATCGACATTGTACATTGCCATCGTGTCCATCATCTGCTGAATGTTGATCGGTGATTCGATCGGCTGACCAGTACCAATGACGGTCGGATCAGGAGTGATATCGAAACCAATCTGAGTAGCACGATTATTCAGTTCAGAAGACAGGTAGCCCTGAATCACGATACCAGTAATCGAAGCAGTTTCATTAGCATCTGCACCAACGGTGGAGATATGAGCAGCAATAACATCCATGGTGCAGTTGGTACGATCTACTTTAGCGAATACACGCACAGTAGAAGTAACCGGGCCAGCAACACCAACGGCGGTACCTTCGGCCACATTCGTAAAGGTGTCCAGCTGGAAGCTGACGGGAACCTGAACGGCAGTAGTACCAGTACCAAGATTAGGCATGGTCAAATTAACCTGAGTGATGGTGAAATTGGGGTCAATTTCATCGCCATTCGGGTAATGGGAAGCGCCAGAAATACCAGTGGTCAGATCATAACCAATGTTCATGTTGGAAGTCAGAGCAACAGCCGGAGTCAGCTGCGGCAGACCAAACAGAGCATCAGCACCGCCGGTACGCATAGCTGCAGGAAGATACAGCTTGTTACCAGTGGAAGGATCGACAACATAAGGCTTCAGCCAGTTCACAGTGAACTTCGGCTGAGTAACCGGCTCAGTCGGCAGACCTTCACGAACACAAGTCTTCGGGAAAGCTACACGGAGCAGAGGCAGTGACAGAGCAGTAATCGGCGACACACCAGAGATGGTGCTTTCAGTCAGGATTTCACGACGTGAATTTTCCGCCAGAATTTCAAACTGTTCAGCACACTCAGGAGTCAGTTCTTCTGACAGCTGATTGATGTAGTCATTGTAGTAGGCAGTGTTTGAGGCGATGTCAGCAAAGCCTTCATTCAGAGCGTTCAGGCCCTGAGCTTGAAAAGCTTCGTTGATTTGCGTCAGCTTAGCCAGAATTGGAGAAGTCCGAGTATTTTTACTACGCGGATCCAACTGGACAGCATCATAATGAATGGACATTTTTATTCTATCCTCTTTGAGATTGTACGTTAGTACGTTTCACGAAATTCTGAATTTCGCTTCTATCATAATGTTACAGTAACATAACTTAAAATGGAAGCGAAACCCACCAGTCACTCAACCTTTCTTGTTGTCGTTCTTAATATTCTTTGTTACTATTTTCATTAATTCATTTATGTTTTTCAGATCTTCATAATAGATGTCAAATATTTTCTTCAAAGTATTAAAATCAAAAAGTATTAAAGAATCTCCTTCAATAATTTCTTTTATATTTGTCATATTGAAATCTACTTTCTGAGAAAGTGATTTAATAATACCTTCTGTACTCTTGTCATAGTCAACTGAAAGAAAGATGTTGCTAAGAAAAGATTGAGTAGCATTTAGTGACATATATATTTCATCGAATCTATCTGATATATAAAGTTTCTTTTTATTTTCACCAGAATCGGTTTGGCCAACAACATCTTGGTCAGAAAGACCATTATTATCAGTATTGTCATCAGGATTATCTAATCCGTCCTCGGAATTATTATCATCAGGATTATCACCAGTACCATCATCAATAGTAGGATCAGCTTCAGTATCGGGATTATCATCCGGATTGGCACCGTCATCAGCTTCCGCATTATCCGCATTGTCGGCGGCAGCATCTTTTTTATCTTTAGGATCTTTAGTCTCTTTAATATCTGGATTATCTTCGGTATCGGCTTCATGAAGAAAGCTCAAGAAGGAATCGGCAAGGTTCATATGAATTTTCCTAAACAAAAGTGTTTAATCTAATTAAGTGTTTTAATAAAAGGAATAAAATACCCTATGAATCTTTTGGACTCATAGGGTATTTTTAGAAGCTTATTACTTTTTGGCAACGGGCTTCTTAGCAACAACGGCAGCCTTTGCAGGAGCCTTAGCAGTTACAGCCGGCTTTGCAGCAGGCTTAGCGGCAACAGCGGCCTTGGCCGGAGCAGCCTTAGCAGCGGGGGCCTTAGCAGTCTTGGCCGGAGCAACGGTTTCAGTTTCCTTCACAGACGAAGCAGCCTTAAACTGCAGGGTCTTGTAAGCCGGAACCTGAACCTTCTCACCAGTACGCGGGTTCTGAGCGAGACGGCTGTTCTTTTCAATGAACTTGAAGGTACCAATGGAGGTACGAACCTGACCATGTTCCTTAGCCACAGCGAGCACGGCAGACAGGACGGTTTCAAGTACGGCTTCGCATTCGGTCTTCTTCGAATCGACACCATTTTCCTTCAGGGTTGACTGAATCTTGTTGATCAGATCTTCTTTCTTAGCGGTCATGATTGTATTTCCTTTGTCATAGCGGAATGATTATTTTTGAAACGGTCATCGTACAAAAACAATTTAGGTTTCTAATTGTATGTTATAAAAACTCCTCGAAAAAACACATAAGTTGTTTTAGCCTTTATTAGCAATTTTCATAGAGAAAACATGATATTTTAAACAGTAAAACAGTTTTCTTTAAGCTTTTGTTTCTCGCTACCGAATTAACATAAAAACCCCCATAGATCTTAGAGACTCTATGGGGGTTAAATGCTTACACTTTCTTGAGAACTACCGCATCCACTATCATCAGAAGCTCAGATTTCGGCTTCTGTTCAAGGGGAAGGTATTCTTTCGGAATTATTTCTTCAATGTTTTTCAGATAATCGTAAAGATTCTTTTCTGTCATTTTCTTATACTGAGTACGAGAAAACTTTACAAAATCAATATTAGATCCATCAGGTTCTACTTCATGAACTTGTTCAGGAGGCTGATCTTCATCATCTTCAGATACAATAACTTCTTCTGCCGGATTGGCATTAGTGTCTATCTTTTCCAAGGATGCATCAATATCAGTCTCAGTTAATCCAGACAGATCTACTGAAGTGTTTTCTTCCTGCTTCACTTCAGCATTCTTTATTCCATTGCATTGAGAAGAAGAATCATTGCTCGTATTAGGAGCAATGACTCTGTTATCTTCTGCAATGCGAACGTCATAGCCCATTCTCTTCATAGACTCATATATAGCAATTGAGACTCTCTGAGGGTGGAGCATTGGGCCATAACGTTTGAAATACTGGACATAACCTTTACTGTGAATGGTAACTTTTACGTGACCTTCATCAGACATGGTTAAAATTCCTCTTAGTCGTCTTCATTATCAGCGCCGGAATCATCGGAGCTAGTATCATCAGCAATATCATCTTCGCTAATATCGGCCAGCAGATCATCAATATTCATACCAGCAAGGGTATCAATCTGTTCTGCGGCATAATCATTATTGGTGGAAGCAGTTTTAGCAGCGACAGGAACATAATCGCAGGCAGCATCATCATACATGTCGGCATCCATAGGGCCATCCATGTTGTCTTCACTCAGCTTAGTACCAGTAAGCAGAGCTTCAGTCAGAGGAGCACTTACAGCACTACCACCTGACAGATGTTGATCGGGATTAAAATTCTGAGCATCTTCTTCAGACATGCCAAGATAATCCTGATTATGGAACTGCAAGTCCTGAACCAGAGAATTGATCTTGTCATTGAAAGGAGTGCCAGCTGCAGTGATATCGGTCATATCAGCAGTTTCTGTCAGAAACTCAGGAGAAATAACGTCGCAAATAGCTTCGTTAATATCCAGCGTCTCGGCCAGAGAAATGCGTTCCAATTCTTTATCATTAAGGGCCTGGATACCCTTCTTCAGGTCATCAAACATTATTCTTCCTCTTTTATGAAGGCGTCGGTTTAAGAAAATAATTTTTCTTTAGCTAATTTTTTGTTTGCTTAATCAGCTTATAAATTAAGTCTTTGTGATTATTTTATTTATATAAAACTTTATTACATACAGACACAAGGGTATGACATAATAGTTATCATCGTAGTCATCTAAGTAATTTGCATCATTAACAAGGTCAGAAATACTTCCAGGAGAAGTCTCATAAGTCTTGTTAAAGAATTTTACTAAGATAGTTTCATAAGGGTTAAGACCAGTAGGGTCATTTGCCGTTATGGCATCATAAACATTAGAAGGAAGAGGAGTAACAAGTACATCGGTAATACCCGGAGTAAATGTACTATCTTCTTCAGTTATAGTATTGTAAGGCGTCTTGTACATCCAAGCAGCAGAATAAAGAGTCTTTGAATAAGGATTAACAAGATTATTCTTATAAATGACATTAGTAGTAAGATCAACAGCAGAATCCTTCATATGCATAAATATAGTCTTTTTGTACTTGACTCTATCTACATTTTCAAGAAGATCTCTATTAATGTAATTATATGAACGATATACAAAGTTCATTACATTTATTTTATTTTCAGCTATAAAGTTATTAAGATTGTGATCCAAAATAAAATAGTCAGTAAGATTCACTGTCTGTTTGTCTACATAATAAGTAAGATTCTCATCATAATACTTATCATTATAATTCATTATCAAAGAATCTGCAAGAAGCTGAAGATTTGAATAAGCAGTATAATTATCTACTTCAGTAAAAGGGGTAATAGTTTCATTACCAAGAAGCTTATAATCAGTAAATAGTGTCTTATCTACCTGAGCATCTATATCAGATATATTATAAGAAGAAAGACCGAAAGTAATCTTATAATATTTATTGTCATTGTAGTTGTCTACTTCAACATCTGTAACTTGAAAGAGTTTCAGTACATTATTGTATGGAACAATAAAGCAATCATCTACCATTGGAATTACAGTGTTAGGAATAATAATGGCATTTGATTTTACGTCGCCAGAAATACCAAAATCAGTTATCTCAGTTCCAAAGGAACTATTCTGAACAGAATAAATCGGAAGATTTTTTATCTTATCAAACTTAATAGGAGATTCGGCACCTATAGTTTGAAATGCTGTTTGAAAAGCTTTATCGTAAGTTGAAAGAAAAGCATTTTTTGAATAATAAGTTATAAAAGTAGGAGCCGATTTAAGAAATACAGAATAGTCTTGTGTTGCATTCTTGAGATATGTAGTTACAAGATTCTGAGTGATTTCTTCAGCATTTAGAATTCTTCCCATAATACATAAACCTATAATAAGAAAAGACTATTAAACTGTTAAATTATGAAAAAATACAAAAAAAAAAGATAGGTAGAATACTAATACCTATCTTTCTAATTTTTATCTAAGACCTATATCAGCTTCATCGATATAATAGCCATCAGAATCTCTGTCATCTATTTCCTCTTCATACATATCGAAACTAAAGAGTCTACAGAAGAATTCTAAAAGACTAATCACTGAATGAAAAACTTGAAGAGCTATCACTCGGAGAAGAATCATAAGAAGGTGTATAATCATTTGAAGAAGAACTTTCATATGATGGAGAAGAATCATATGAAGGTTCAGGAGCTGAATATGCAGGCTCGGGAGGGCAATATGTTTCCGGTGCAGCATTATTAGAAGAATCATTGTTATTAAAATCATAAAAAGGTTCATTACGAATAATAACTTGCTCTTCAATCAATGTATTATTATTGATGATAAGTTCATTACCATTAGGTTCATCAATGATTGTAGTTGTTCCGGGAGCAACAATTACTATTTCATCTCTAGTATCAAAAAGAGCAAGCTCTTCTTCAGCAATAATTATTGAATTAAAGAGTGCAATATCACTTGCATCACTTTCATCAATAATGATATCACGTTCTTCATCAATAACAGCATTGTTACTTAAATCATTAAAAAGCTTATCATCTTCATCTTCTAGAGAAATATATATTTCGTTTTCACCATTACGCTCAACTTGGTAAGAATTCAAAGGAACGTGCTTTCTGAACTTCTTACGTCTGAAAACAAATGGTTTGATTTCCGGTTCTTCACTTGTACCGAAAATCACAATACCTACGACAAGCATTATAATTGCACCTGCCATAAGCATCATTATTGTTTCAGTATCCATACTCTTTTCCTTTTAACTGTTCTCAAAGTTTGTTAAGAAAATCTTCTGCTTTATCTTTAGCCATGCAATAGTTTAAGATAAAAAAGAAAATAATTCCCTTCCATCCAAAACTTTCAATTCTTTCAAGTTTTTCTATAAATAAAGAAAGCTCCTTATTGAGTCGATCTATATCTTCAGCTATAGTAGAAGATTCAGGAAAATATGTTTGAATCTCATAAAATTTATTTGGGCCTGTATTCAGGTATTCTTTTCTATTAGATTTGTCAGCTTTAAAACTTGAATGCCAAGTACTATAAGCATAATTCCATTTAAATTCAAAATCAAGCATTGCATCAATCATATCAATTATATAATCATAAAGAAATCTACCAATAATAGTAGAAGTAAAGTATTTATTATTTTCTCTAAGAACTACTCTTAGAGATTCAATTAAAGGAAATAAAATATTCAAATACTCTTGAATATTTACTTCTTTAAGCTTTTCACCTACGGGACGGCTATCAAGCTCTAAGCGTATTCTTTTTGAAATGATCTGCTCTTTTCTTGCCATATTTTTACCGTCAAGATTCTTCTACTGGAGTGTCTAAAGAATTGAATGCCCTGAACAGTTTTTGACTGTAATACATTTGTGCCAGCAGTTGTCCATTCTGAAGGAGATTTAGCTGACTAAGAGCAAATGTAAACGAGATAAAAGTATCTATATCAAAAAATGTATCGAAACCTTGGTTTTCTACTATCATTTTGATACCAAGATCTTGCGTATTATCTTTCTTGATATCAATTACTGCGGGACGAACTAAAATGGTCTTTCCATTAATACCTTCAATTAAAAACTTATATTGTTTACCTTCAACAGTAACATCATAGTTACCTTCTTCATCTTCATGAAAAAAGTCTAAAGGATTTTCTTCAAGTTTTTTTGCAATATTTTTAAATACTTTTAGCAAAGCATAAAATTGATGGAAGGTAAACCATGCACTACCTTTCTCTGGTCTAGGCCCTCCATCAATAAATTTTCTTACTTCAAATCCTAAATAAGTGTCTATATTAAGAGATGAATAATCAGCACTTTCTGAAGTGAATGTTTGAAAGTTAAAATTCTTTTCAGATCGTACTACAATTTCTGCTTTAAAAGCATTATTTACGAAGAATGGCTGTTTTAAATAATGCATTCAAGTACTCCGAACACTCAATAGGATAAAATACAGAGTACAAAAGAAAAAATATAAAGCTTCCTATAAAAATATAAAATATTTTTTTACGAATATACTTCTTTAATTTTTTGTAAATTTCAGAATTTCTATATTCTTCACCAAGAAAACGTGCATCGATTATTAAAAATATATACATTGCAACAAATAACAATTCAACTACAAAACTTGTAAGAAGAATAGTTTGAAAAGTATTAGATGTCAATCTTCGTTTACCTCTTCTTTTTCAGGTTCATTAACTTTTATAGTATTCATAGAGAGACATATGGGTTCAAGAAGCTTTACCTCTCTATAAATCATTCCTTTAACTGACTTAAAAGAACAATCAGCTAGTTGAAATACAATTCTTCTCTTATTACCTTCTTCTCGCAATCTACCCATGATCTGTTTAATATGAGCAGGTGCAGTAATAGGAGTAGCAATGATTTCTACTGATAAATTATATATATTTAAAATGCCAGCAAAAGATTTATCAGTTGTTATGATTACTTGACGATCTAACTCAAGTTCTCTTAATTCCATCTTCTTTATATCGCTATTAAAATATCCTATGGATAATTCAGGGTAATTCTGTTCAATCTTATTACCTATCCATCTTCCTGCTTCATTAGTTTTAGCTATAAAAGCTATCTTATGATTTACAGGGTCTGTAAGCATCTTACGAGCTTTCTTGAAAGTAGGGTGAAGAACCATGTTCCAAAAGAATTCAGTTCTTTTAGGTCTCTCACACAAAAGGAACTTTAAGTATTGAAGAGCATCAAAACCACCTATCTTCTCAATTCCTTTTTTATCCATTCTAGGAGGATTAGTATAATATACTACTTTATAAAAATCAAACTTAGGAACGTCTTCTTGCTTATAGACACAATCTTCCATAGGCGTCATATGATTAAGAACTTTCTGTTCTCCAAAAATTCTCATCTCATTTGTTGCAGTAAGATATACAGTTCTGAAAGTTACTATATACATATCAGTAAAAAAGATAGTTCTAAGATGAAGATGCATTTCATCAAAGATTTTAACAGCTATTTCCATTTGTTCAAAAAAAGAAATAACTTCATCTACATTATTACTGTCATACATCGAACTAGCAGTTTTATTACTAAAAAGAAGAATCTTGTATTTATCTTTATTTTTTAATATTTTTGGAAGGGATTCTCTACCCTGGGCAATGGCTATTTCATGTTCCTCTATATTAGTGAACTTAGCTATTTCTTCTTTCCAGGTTTTCAATGCTCTTTCATCAGGACAAAAGATGCAACCCATATAATTAAAACCACAAAGAAATTTAAGAGTAAGGTAAGTTTTACCAATACCAGTATCAGCAAATAAAGCCCTTCTAGGTTTACCATTAATTTCTTTATATTGATTTCTACCTATAAGAAAGTCGAGAAGTTCAACCTGAACATCGTCTCTAGGTTGAAATGAATTTTTAATAGGTACCTTTTTATAAGGTATATGATAATCGTCTTTTAAACGTTCATTGTCAGTTAAATACTTATTAAGGTATTTAAGAGGAAAATTTCTAGGAAGAGCTATATATGGTTGATCCTTGTACATTACTTCTGCTATAGCGGTCCATTTCTCTTCATATCCAAATGTCATTGCTTTCTGGAAGACAGTATTATTCTTAATAAATTCAGATTTTAAATCTTCTTGTATCTCACTAACTAGAATCCTATTTCTTTGAAATATGATCATGGCTGTTATCTCAATAAAAAAAAAAGCTAATCAATTGTTTCAATAAATTTAATATACATAAATTAACCTATGACAAAAGTTTGTCATAGGTTAATCATGCTTAAAAGTTTGATTGTTTTAAAAATTCTTCTGGTTCAAACTGAATTATTTCGATTAATTTTTGTACTTCTTCATCTTCTCCCATATCCTTTGTTATTGCAAAATCTTTATATACATTTTCTTGAACAAAGAAAACATTGACACCGGAGTATATAAGATATGCTATGGGAAATAAATTCTTATGGTGTCTAAGGAAATAGACATTTTTCAATCCTGAAAGAACCATATGCTTTGAACAATTGATACAAGGTGCAGTTGTAACAATTATTGAAGCACCATTCTTTTCAGATATAGTCTTTAACATGCAAAACATTTCTGCATGAACTATATCTGCAAGAGTTTCATTTTCAAGATCTACTGTAGGAGACCTTCTATTTGCAGGGGCATTATACCCTATATTATAATAATGATCATTAAAAAGAACTGCACCAACTTTTAGATTTATACATGGAGAAAGCATTGATGAAGCAATTGCTTTCATCACCAGCTTGTTAAACTTATCTTGCGAAACATTCATTGAAAACTTCCCGGACTCCATTATTACCATAATGTTTACAATAAAAAGGCCCGAGGGCCTTAATATCTCCTTACCAATACAAAGCAAGGATCACATTTAAGAATTTCAGCATTTCTTTTTATACTTGTATGCATTGAAATATGTCTGTCTTGGTTGAGAAAGTTATAAGCTCCAACTACTCGTGTAAGAGCAGACTTTATATCATAAATGGAAGATGATTTAGCAGGAATTCTAATAGCTTCTCCAGCTTCCATTTTAAATATAATCTCACCAAGACTTTTCAATAATGGATTGTGTTTTGTTAAAGCATCTCTTTCTTTGAAAGGTGTTATATTTTCTACCTTTACAATATCATGAGAGATGCTTCTCCAATATCTATCAAAAACAGGAGTCATTTTATTAGCCCTAGTAGTTGTTAATACTAATTTAATTATATATTTTCATTCTTTAAAGAATTACGCTTAGTAGAGAGAATCAATAATAGAATCAGAATCTTTTTGGAAGAGGTTATTTTCAATTACAAACTTTATTCTTTCAAATGCAAGAGTTACGGCTGCTGAAGGATTATGTAACAATGCACTTTGAAGCTTTACAAAACGGTAATTATCTGAATCATAGAAATTGAGAGGACGGCGTTGAATATCATTTATATCACGAAGCATCTCTCTAAGTATCAATTCAATATTGACACTTGCACTACTAATATTACTTTTTTCCAACAAAGTCAAAAGATCCAAAAGAAGATAGGATATTGACTGTACTTCATTAAGCTTTTCATCACTTTCTAGCTTCTTAAGAAGCTTTTTAAGCGGAGTTGACAATTCAGTATTTTCAATATTTATCTTAAATACTTCTTGATCTGCTAATACATTTACAGTTTCATCTGTATTAGTCATTGCAAGATTATTTATGATAGGATCAACAAGAAGTTCAATACCTTCAAGATTGATAGGAAATTCTTTACCATCATGGTGAACTGTAAATTGATCAATATAGAACTGTCCAGTATCTTCATTTTCAAGAGGAGATTCGAATGTAATAGTATAGTCATCTCTTGCACAAAGAATATCTTTATCAAGTTCAAAGAAATAAGTCAAGTCACCAGAAATTTCAACTCTTGACGCATTAATTTGAAGAAGGTGTTTACTACTAAGAAGTGACTGAGTAATCTGTTCAGTAAGAATAAGTACACCAGCAAGACCAATGCTAAGATTATTGATTTTATGAAGTGCACCATAGCACACTTTACAAATTTCATTTCCTGGAAGAGTGCAGGTAATTGGAGAACGAAGCTTTACTCTCATTCCTATAAGATGCTCGTCTTCGGCTCTTATAAGTTTGATTTTACCACCTTCACCTTCATAATAACGATTATCAAGTCTGCCAAGAATCTTCTTATCATCAACATCGAAATGAATAGGATAAGGAGTTTTACAATCATAAGTTTCTGAAAGAGTTTGATTAAGAACAAGAAGAGAAAGTTTTCTTGACAAATAACCAGCATTTCTTACCATACTTGAATTAATGATAAGGGCTTTTCTAGCACCCATAGCATTAATAAAATAGTCTGTATCATCTCTCATACCTCTAAGAAAAGAAGTATTAATCGGTTTTGGATAGATATTACCATATAAATCTGGTTTCAAAGAAATATTGACAAATACTTGCTGAAATTGTCTAATTGAAACAGACTTCAAAGTATCTGCATAACAATTGTTTCCATGATCCATAATCTTTTTTACAAGCAAATTACATTGTTGCTTTACTGATTCTTCCATATCATGAAACTGAAGCTTTTCATTGATTTTGAAATTCAATATAGCATGTAATTCAGGATCTTCTCTTGCCATTTTGAACATATCAAAAAGATTAATAGTATTACCTTTAACCTCATTGAATTTATACATATAAGTAGCAAGCTGCTCAAGACAGTCAGCTATCATTTCTTTTACTTCGTAATTATGTTCACCATCATATTCTTTAATTACTTTATCAAAATAAGCTTTAAGCTTCTTAGGAGCATCTTCTTGTTCTTTTATGATAAGAAAGTCTTTTGTTGTTAAATCTCTTTCTACAAGAATAAGAGCTTTAATAGCAATTAGTGCTATTAGCAGCTGACCGAAAGAAAGTTCAACAAAATTCTCTTCATCTATGGAGCATAGAAGTTTTTCCTTTCTTACTTCTACATCATCCAAAATAATATTGAAAATTTCCTCTGTAAGAGAATTTATGGTTTCATAATCCTTTTCTCTTATACAAGTAAAATCTACCTCGCTTACTTTTGTTTCTGTCATACTTTTTCTCTGCCAGTTTGTAAAAAAATAGACCATTCAAGAGGAATGGCCTACCTTTCCGTTCAATGCATAGATGTTTTGATTTTCATGTCTACCCAAAGATTATATATGGGATTGAATTTCAAAAGATCAGAATTTAACAATTGACAACGTTATTCTTACAGCTTTTATCAAAACTTCTTTTACAAATTTTTTTATAGTTTTTGAAAACAACTGCTTTTGAAATTCACTCAATATACTAGTTTTACTTAGTGCTTCAAGAATACTAAATTGACTTTCAAAGGCTTCGAAATTCAAATCATGCTTTTGGTAGTTGACTTTTTGAAGAGTAAAATAAATGTCTTGAATTTCGACATATCTCTTCGAAGTCTTTCTTTCTTTCTTTTTGAAGATTTTGCTTATGGAATTGAACTTAAAGAAATTCAATGCCTTTCTTCTACTTGCTCTAGACCTAAGTTTGTTTAGTTTGGTCATGTTTTCTCCTTGTCAAATATGCAACAAGATACTACCTTGACATGACAAACAAAGTAACCTTTTTAGTGTTACACAAATCCCTCAAGGGTTTTTAAGCCTTGAGGGATAATGCGGAACTTACTAACTAAGCAAACTTATTCAGCAGGAGTAAACTCACCCTTCTGCTTGTTGATCCAGGTGCCCGGCGTAAATTCGCCATCTTCCTCCCAACGACCTTCAATCAGAGAACCATCTTCGGCCAGAGCGCCGTGAGTGGAAGTCTTGTCGAAAGCCCAAGTAATAGAAACCTTGGTGTGGGCACTAACCAGAGTATGATAATTTGTAGCAACCTTGTCCAGAGCCGTTGTCGGTTCATAGAGACGGTCGGCGACATAAGAACGCTTGGTCTTGATACCAAACAGACGAATGTCATGATTCTGAAGAATTTCAACAATGAAATTTTCGAAAAGACCAATCAGACGATCAAGCTGTGACTTTTGCACATCCTTGAATTCTTCGTCAACCTGCAGAGCAACCTGAAAGCGATGCATCAGTTCATCGCGGGGCAGCCAGCTACCATCTTCGTAAACACGGGCTTCACGAGCCTTGCGTGCACCGGAGAACATAGACTTACCCTTTTCCACAGGTTCAGCAGCAGTCTTTGCAGGCTTAGCGGCAACCTTCGGAGCTACCTTTGCAGCTACAACCGGCTTTGCAGCAGGCTTAGCGGCCACGGCAGGAGCGGGCTTTGCAGCAACAACCGGCTTTGCAACTACCTTTGCAGCGACAGGAGCAGCGGGAGCCTTTGCAGGACGACCGACCGGCTTCTTTGCAACGACAGGAGCAGGTTCCGGCTCAGCTTCGGCAATCGGTTCGCCGTTTTCATCAACTTGCTCATCAACAGGAACATCATCAACCTGTTCAGTAACTTCTTCAACAGTTTCAGTTACTTCCTCAACTACTTCTTCAGCAGCGGCGGCGACAGGCTTCTTTGCAACAACAGCGGGTTTCTTCGCAGCAAGCTTTGCTGCAACTTTCGGATTCAAAGCCATTTTGTTTCTTTTTCCTTTTAAAAATTTTTTTGCATAACTATGCTTTGTAATCGTTACATGGTCAGTGTAACAGGGGTTTGACCTAGAAGACTCTTATGCCCTCTAATTATATATCTGCAAGTTTGAAGTTAACTTTGTCAGATACATAATGCACTTCTGTATTCTTCTGTTGAGTCCCTTAATGACAATGCAAAATCCTTTTTAAGGTATTTTCTTAACTATTTTTACAATGTTTTTTCTTGAACAAACTTCCTAAATCTTTCGCACTAAGCAATGAAAATAAAACGTAAAATTTTTAACAATATACTTGCAAAAGCTTTGTTTCTATGGTTTATATAGAAAGCATCCTGATTATATAAATCACCATAATTTATAACTTCGCCAGAATAAACTATATTTAAGAAAGAGTTATAGGCATATTTACCTTCTCTCGTTCTTTCATTGAAAACTGCTTCAAGGTTAAGTCTACCATTAAGAGTGCATTCTTCATTAATAATAAAATTATTTTTTTGGCTAAACTTGATAATTGGTAGACAAGTAAGACTAGCTGTAAAGAAAGAAGTAAAATCAAATGTATAATTATTCAATTGATTTTCTTCAAGAATCTTTCTTATTAAATGTGCAAATACTTTGTTATTATCTTCATGATCATAAATACCAGAGAAGACACCATCCATTTTATTCTTAGTATCATTTATTCTACCAGTAATGAACTTCTTTTCATCTTCAGAAGTAAGATTCTTTACTTTCTTTAGTTCTTTAAGTTCATTTATTATGTCATACATATTAGCTTCTTGTCTTACACCGGGACACATTTCAGTCAAACGTTTACTTTTGACTCCCATAAGCCCTCTATAATTATTATAAATTGAGTTATTCTGAAAGCCTGAATCATCTGTCAAAAGAAAATCAGTAAAAGTAAAATTCTTCATATAAGGTGTTTGCTCAAAGCTTTTAAGAGTTTTTGTTGCTTTGTGCTCTGAATTTGCTCTATAAGTATCATGCGGTTCATCAATTTCAGGTATATCAAATTCAACACGCTTTACATCAAACAAGTCTCTTATTCTTTCATGAAGAATATTAGTCTTGAAAAACTCAGAGAATTCTTTAACCTTACGGTCATTTTTAGTAGCTAGCCAAATAGTTATTTTATCAAATTCACAACCTTCAGTATCATTAAACTTCTTAGCAAAATTTGAAGTAGCATAACCAATATTAAAGTCTCTTGTCTTATGCCTTATATCTTCAATTTCTCTACGTATATTAGAATAATGATAATCAGCTATAATCTTTTGATCAAAATCGAGTTTACTCATAGATCTACCTTTAGTGGTTGTTCAAGATTTTCCTTTGTATATTCTAAGTATCTTGAGTAAATCACAGTAAGATCAATTTCTTCTTCATCTTTAGCTTTACTATTCTTTTCTAATGTTTCATGCATTTTCTTAGCAAGATGATTAAAATCTTCAAATTCAACTCTGTCTCCAGGAACATAGTTAATTTTTAGATCTTCAATTACATTCATAAACCATTTATCATCTTTGATATCATTAGCTAAAGATTCAATTGATGACATTTTATTCTGATCTTTACGCTTAATACCTCTCAACGTACCAAGAGTAAATGTAGCAGTAAGATAAACCTTCTGTTTCAATCTAAGAAGATTCTCAACTCCTTTTCTGCTAAATAATTGGCATTTAGCTTCTCTGGATCCAGCTAATGCTCTTACAAATTCTATATAATCCAATTTAATAATAAGATTGGTTGAAAGATCATATGGATTTCTAATCTTCATTTCAATATATGATTTAGTATCTACATTGTATACATTGGAGAAAGTAAGAACTCCATTAAGTAATTTCAAACTTTCTTCTTTATCATTATGATATCGTATATCTTCAACATATTCTTTTAATTCATTATCAATATCTTCTTTAAACGTTAACAATATTTCCTCCTAACGTTTTTCTTTCTGTTTTCAAAAATCTTTTCTCTACATAAGTATTATATATGTATTATCTAAAATTTATTTTATTTTTAAAGAATTTTCTTTAAACAATTATTATTTATAGTTTTTTAATGGTTTTACCAATAATGTTTGTATTTAGTATTTTTATTATCGTTAGATAATAAAAATACGTTATTATATTATTTAATGGAATAATTATAATTTTTTAGACTAAAGAACCCTTTAGATAATAAATTGCAAGCACCCCCTGCCCCCTCGGTTCTGAACTGGAGAGGGTCAATTACGTTCCATGTACTTGTAAAGAAGTTACTTGTGCAGAAAAAATTTGTCTATGGCTAACGAATTGTTATTAAAGAATTGAAATTACTAACTTAAGGAATTTCCATTAAAGATTCTAGATAGATTAACCATCCAAAACTCTTGATAAATAGTAACAGGTTTATTGAATGGATTAATAACTTTCTTGTTGTAATCTGCTTTATTAGCGATAATGAACAAGTCTCTTGCATCATCTAAAGCAGTAACTTCCAAGAGGTAATCTTCACTAGCTACTTTATCTACAAAATCTTTACAAGTTTTAAAGTAATAAGCCATTTTCTGCTTATGATACTTTTGGATTATTCCCATTACAAAGTCCATACCTATTTTAGAAAGCTCAAGATCACCTTCTTTGAAAGGTAATGAAGCTGCTATTTTCAAATCATTTATTTTTTTATATTCAACGCCTACCATCCAAGTATCAATATTAACATTTTTTACTATAGATTTTGGTATTTGAACATGTTTATTATTTGCATTGGTGTCGAAAAATTCATTTTCTGAGAAAATATCTCTAGAAGAAGATGACAAAGGCTTTTGCTGATAAAAGCGTGTAAGAAATGGAATTTTACATTTATTGTTAATAGAATAGGTTTCAAATTCTCTCACATATGATTCCTTCTCTTGAAGTTTATTTTGAGCATAAAAATTATATATTTCCATAATTAAATCTATAAAAAGTATTGATAACAATATTTTAGTTAAGAAAACGATATTCTAAGAAGGAGATTCAATTCCTATGTATATAGCATTAGAGAAATTGCTACCAACTAAATTGTATTATC